GTGGTGGCGGAGCTGGGGGATTTAGAGCCGCAGCAGGTTTTGCTGTCACGGCGGGTACTGATTACACAATTACCGTTGGCGGCGGTGGAAATGGCGCAACTTCTGGTGCTGGTTCTGCTGGATCAAATTCAGTATTTTCAACGATAACCGCTGCTGGTGGTGGCGGTGGTGGTTCGGGTGATAACGATTCGTCAGGCACTGCTGGAGGTTCTGGTGGTGGTGCTGTTGTTTCTCCAGCAGTAGCGGGTAGCGGTAATACTCCAAGCACATCGCCTTCGCAAGGTAATAATGGATCATTAGGTGTTAATGGCCCTAATGGTGTAAGCGCAGGTGGCGGGGGCGGTTCTGGCGGCAGTGGCGGTTCTGGGTCTGGAACAACTCCCGTAACCGGCGGGAATGGTGGTATTGCAACAGCTAATTCAATAAGTGGGACGTCTACCACTTATTCTGGTGGGGGTGGTGGTGGTACTAACGTCAGTGGGTCTACTGGCGGTTTAGGGGGTGGCACGTCAACTACTGCGGATAAAGGTGGCGGCGGAAATGGCGGCGGTGGGTCAACAGCTTCTGTCGCTGGTACAGCTAATACAGGGGGAGGCGGTGGTGGTGGCGGTAGGGTGTCTCCAACGTCTTATAACGGCGCAGCAGGCGGCTCCGGCATTGTTATCCTCAAGTACACCGTAGCATCCCAAACCGTATTTACGTTCAAAGGCACTACTAAGTGGACATGCCCGACAGGTGTTACCAGCGTTGACTATCTTGTGGTTGCTGGTGGTGGTGGGGGTGGACATGATAGGGCTGGCGGTGGCGGCGGTGGTGGTATGCGTACTGGTACCGCTTTATCGGTTTCAGCCGGTACGGAATATACAATTACCGTTGGCGCCGGAGGGACGGCAGGTTCAAGCGGAGTTTCTTCAGGAAAAGGTGGGAATAGCGTTTTTAGTTCAATAACTGCTGAAGGTGGTGGTTTAGGTGCTACAAGTAACCCAAATACATCGGCTGGAACTGGCGGTTCTGGTGGCGGCGGTTATGGTCAAGCATTGAATCCACCAACAACAAGCGGCGGTGCTGCATCTTCATCGCCGTCTGGTCAGGGCAATGCTGGTGGCAATGGTTCTGGCGCTCCTAATTTTAATTCAGGTGGTGGTGGCGGTTCTGGTGGCGCTGGATCAAACGGTGCAACAAATGGTGGTGACGGCGGAGTAGCATCAACATCAAGCCTCTCAGGTTCAACTGTTTATTACGCTGGTGGTGGTGGCGGCGGCGCTTACACTGGGACTGGTGGTTTAGGAGGCGGTACTTCCACAACAGCAAATAAAGGTGGCGCTGGAAATGGTGGCGTTACAGGCGGTGTCGCTGGCGGAGCAGGGACTGCAAACACGGGAGGTGGTGGCGGTGGTGGTGGCTGGAATCCTAGCGCTGCTGGCGGTGCAGGCGGCTCCGGTATCGTAATCATCAAAATCAATCAATAACATGACTACAAAAATCTACAAGTTCCTTGGAATCGATACAGCCATGCATCTTTTACGTCCAGGTGCAAAGTGGGAAATCAGTAACAACGTCTTTACTCGGTGGGATGATCCACGGCCATGCCCAAGCATTGAAGAAGTGTATTGGGTCATTGACAAGATCAGAGAGTTTGAGGACAGCATCCCAACGATCTACACCGATGAGCAACTGAAAGAGATGGGTATAGCCAAAGAGGAATTTGAACGTGCAGTTGCATAACTTATTCCCCATCCCTGTAGGCTTTGCAGAGCTTGGTAGACCTCTGAGCGATGAGGAGTTGTTCTTCATCCGTGAACTACCAACAAGACCTAACATGGGTAACACCACGTCTACAAACAACTTTGTACTGCGTGACCCTGCGTTAACGTCCCTGCGCTCATTCATCGAAGATGCGGTATCGGATTACTTCAAAAACACAGTCAATCCCAAGCACAATGTCAGCCTACGAGTGACCCAAAGCTGGTGTAACTACTCGGAACCTGGGCAATACCATCACAAACACGCACATCCAAACAGCTACATCAGTGGCGTGTTTTATGTGCAGACCAACTCTGATGACAGGATTTATTTCTACCGTGATGGCTGGCAGCAGATAAAGTTTCCGCCTGAACAATGGAACCCGTACAACTCAGAGTCTTGGTGGTTTGAAGCCACAGCAGGAAAACTGATTCTGTTTCCATCGTCACTGACGCACATGGTTCCTGAAGTCAAAGGCGATGACACAAGAATCTCACTATCGTTTAATACCTTCCCGATCGGTGTAGTCGGGGAAGAAATGGACTTAACTGGATTAAAGCTGGAGGCGTGATGGGACACTACGCAAAGATTGATGAGAACAACGTTGTAACCCAAGTGGTTGTCGTTGATAACAAGGATATGTCTGATGCCTTCGGCGTAGAGAAAGAGCATATTGGCGCAGCGCATCTTGAGAAGATCCTTGGTGGCACTTGGAAACAGACTAGCTACAACGGCAACATGCGTAAGAACTACGCAGGGATTGGTTATACCTACCGAGCAGACATTGATGCGTTTGTAGCGCCTAAGCCATTCCCGTCATGGTTACTTAACGCAGATGCTCAGTGGGAAGCGCCTGTGGCGATGCCAACTGACGGTCAGATGTACGCATGGGATGAAGCAACCACTTCTTGGGTAGCACAAAATGGCTAACACCATCAACGCCACGTCAGGCATAGGCATAGTCTCTACGGCTGACAACACCAACATTCTCACGTTACAGACCAACGGCACTAATGGTCTTACGATAGACGCTAGCCAAAACGTATCGTTTGCTAATCAACTATCGCTTGGCGTTAGCGGTACAACGATGCAGTTGAAACTGTCTGCCGCAGCAGAGACGGTAACGATTGCAGCAACAGCAGCCACTGGTACGGTTAACTATGACGTATCTACGCAGTCCATCCTGTACTACACAAGCAATGCCTCTGCTAACTGGACGTTGAACATTCGTGGGTCTAGTTCAACAACGCTTAACAGCATCATGGCTACAGGCCAGAGCGTGACGGTAACTCACCTAGTAACGCAAGGTGGTACAGCTTACTACAACTCGGCCCTAACGGTAGACGGTAGTAGCGTTACGCCCAAGTGGTCAGGTGGTTCTGCGCCTAGTGCAGGCAATACCAATAGCGTAGACGTTTACACCTACACGCTTATCAAGACGGGTAGCGGTTCGTTCACGGTCTTTGCAAGCCAAACACGGTACGCATAATGCCTATCTTGTCTGCGTTTGGGGCTGCAAGAACAATACCTGGGGCTAGTGGTGTTGTTGAAGGTGAATACGCTTATAGCTTCAATGGGTCATCATTTTTTACTTATCCCGCCTCATCATCCTTTGCCATAGGTACACAGCAGTTCAGTATTGAGTGTTTTGTATACCTAAATGCTTACCCATCAACGACAGCAGCAATCCTTGATTTTGGTTATGGCACAGGTAGTTCGCAACCGCAACGGGTACAGTTTTACATCAACTCATCAGGTCAGCCTGCTTTTGTAAGAAACGATTACCCAACGACTAGCGGATCAACAACAGCCACTTCATCAGAAGCGGTTTCTCTATCAACATGGACTTACATAGCAGCGTCAAGATTGTCGTCAGGTGTTGTACGTATTTTTGTTAACTCAAATCAACGCGCATCTGCGACTATATCGGGAACCATTACAAGCGGTTCAACAATTACGCCATCGGTTGGAAACGGTACTGTGCAAACGACTAGATTCCTAAATGGCAAGATCAGTAACTTACGTTTCAATCTTGGATCATCGTTTTCCACGGCCACGGTTCCTACGCAACCTCTGACGGCGCAGGCCACAACCAAGATGCTTACATGCCAATCATCAACCGTTAAAGACAATAGCGTTGCTAACGGTGGCGGGCCTTGGACGGTTACTAATTCTGGCGTTATTGTTTCGGGATCTGGGCCGTTTTAATTACACGGAGTGGTTATGAAAAAGTTTTTATTGATTACGCCCCTGCTACTAGCGTCATGCGCTACGAACTACGAAGGTTATGCCGAGGCTAATGTAAAGATTGCTCAAGCTCGCGCACAAGCTGAGAGTGAAAAGTACAAGGCGATGGCTGCAATTGCTGCTACGGGAGATGCTGCGGCAAAAGTTGCCGCCGTGATGAGCATGGCGCTTGGACATCCAAACCAACAGCAACAACAGATTGCACCGCCCAAGTCGGCAGCAGACACCACCCTGCAAGCTATTGCAACCATCCTTCCAAGCATTGCTCAGATCTACGGTATCAACCGCCAAGTTGCGCTGGGCATGGAGCAGGTCAGAGGTAACGTGGCCATCCAGCAAGCTGTAAGCAATGCGTCAGTGGCAAATACGGCAAGCACCAACACAGCCTTCACAAATATCGCTGGGAAGATTCAAGCACCAGCAGCAAACGTCACAACCACCACATCAACCGATAACACGCATACGCCGACTGTTGTGACAACGGACAAAGCCGTTGTGCTTGATCCCAAAGTTGTGACTGTCGATAAACCTTTGATCGTAAATCCGACCGTGGTGCGGCCTGAAGTGGTTAATCCGGTGGTCATCAACCCAACCACGCCTAAGTAATCATGTTTGATCTTTTGTCCGGCGGTCTTTTGGGGTCCATATTCGGTGGTTTGTTTAGGCTCGCCCCTGAAATACTGAAGTTCCTTGATAAGAAGAACGAACGGTTACATGAGTTAAACATGTTCCGTCTCCAGACCGACCTTGAGAAACTGCGCGGTGAATTTAAGGTTGAGGAGAAATACGTTGACTACAGTGTTCAGCAGCTCGATACCATCAAATCGGCCTTTGAGGAGCAAAGTCAAACGGCTCAGTCAGCAGGTTGGTTTGTGGCTGGCATTTCTGCGCTGGTTCGTCCTGGGATCACCTGGGCAATATTCGGTATGTACGCTACCGTCAAAGCGGCTGCGCTTGTTCTTGCGTTTCAAAGTAATGCTCCGTGGCATGAGGTCATCATAAAGTGCTGGGATGAAGATGATTTTGGCTTGTTTACGATGATATTAACGTTCTGGTTTGTAGGACGGTCCATAGAAAAATACCAGAAATCGTGAATGAAGCTAAGAAACTTGCTAAGGATGTACTGATTAAGCCCTTTGAAGGGCTAGCAAAGCGTTTGCCTGATGGAAGAGTTCAAGCCTACCCCGACCCCGCAACAAAAGGGCATCCTTGGACCATTGGATGGGGAGCCACAGGGCCAGACATCAACCCCGGCACCATCTGGACGATGCAGCAGTGTGAGGATGCGCTGGATCACCACATTGAGTATTTTTGGCGAGAGCTGATTAAACAGTCCCCTACCATCCAAACCGCGCTACCAAGGCGCATTGCCGCAGTGATTAGCTGGGTTTACAATCTAGGCCCAAGGAATTATCAGATTTCCACGTTCAAGAAACGTATTAATGCGGGGGACTGGGATGGTGCAGCTACTGAATGCCTCAAGTGGACAAAGGCTAATGGCCGAGTCCTTCCTGGCCTCACGCGCCGTCGCGCTGCTGAAGCTGCCTTAATGAGGTGAGCCGTGCCTTTACAAAAGATCCTTAATCGTCCCGGTGTAAACAGAGAAAATACCCGATATACTTCTGAGAACGGTTGGTATGTCTCTGACAAGGTGCGATTTCGCCAAGGTACGCCAGAGAAGATTGGCGGCTGGGCTAGGATCTCATCCAATACATTCTTAGGTACTTGTCGGGCATTATGGAACTGGGTAACGCTAACAGCCAATAACTTAATGGGCTGTGGTACCAGTGCCAAGTATTACATTGAAAGCGGTGGCGTATACAACGACATTACACCTATCCGCCAGTACACGTACTCAGCCACATTAACTAATCCGTTTACTACTACCAACGGGCAAAACACGATCTCTGTTAGTGATACTGCTCATGGCGCTCAAGCCGGGTCTATTGTTTACTTCACAGGATCTTCAGCGGTTGGCGGTATACCTGCGGCAGAGATCAATACCAGACACACGATCACATCCATTACGGATGCTAATACCTATGTCATTACAGTAACTACGGCAGCTACGTCCTCTGCAACTGGCGGTGGAACGGTAACAGCTACGTACTACATTAATGGTCGGTTACTTGGTACTGATCCATTTGCTACGACTAGTGGTAGTAATGTCGTGACAGTCACGGCCACCGGTCATGGCGGTCAGACAGGCGATTACGTCACCTTCTCTGGGGCGTCTACGTTTGCTAACGTGGATATGAATGGTGAGTTCACGATCACGGTTATTGATACGAATAGCTATACGGTAAATGCCAGTACCAATGCTTCATCTACGACATCAGGTGGTGGGTCTGCCGTCCGTGCTACGTATCAAATTACCATCGGGCCGGAAGATCAAGTGGCCCAAGTTGGATTTGGTGCTGGAGCATGGGGCGCAGGAAAGTTTGGTGGTGTAGGCACCTTTGTTCCTGATGCGCTAAGACTCTGGTCGGCCATGAACTTTGGTGAGGATCTTGTGTTTGCGCCAAGAGGTGGTGGTGTTTATTACTGGGATGCAACAAACGGCCTTGGTACGCGTGGCGTAAGTATTGAGACGCTACCAGGGGCGTCAAATCCTCCTGTTGTACAGAACCTAGTCTTTGTATCTGATGTGTATCGGTTTGTGTTCTGTCTAGGTGCTAACGATTACCTATCAGATGTACAAGATCCTATGCTCATACGCTGGGCGGATCAGGAATCCATAACCGACTGGACGCCGACTGCGGTTAACCAAGCCGGTTCGTTACGCTTGTCCCATGGGTCTAAGATCATTGCAGCTATACAGACTAGGCAGGAGATTCTTGTCTGGACAGATACGTCACTGTATTCATTGCAATACCTTGGGGCGCCTTTGGTATGGGGCGCTCAACTCTTAGCCGACAACATCTCCATCGTTGGGCCAAATGCAGCATCGGTTGCATCGGGCATTGTGTACTGGATGGGTGTCGATAAGTTCTACATGTATGACGGGCGGGTACAGACGCTTAACTGTGACCTACGTAAATATGTATTCCAAGACATAAACAGTACGCAGTACTTGGCTTATTTCTCAGGGACCATTGAAGGCTTTAATGAAGTTTGGTGGTTCTACGCTTCACAAGGTTCTACAACCATAGACCGGTATGTGGTGTACAACTACATGGAGCGGATCTGGTATTACGGGAACATGGCACGAACCGCATGGTTTGATGCAGGGTTGCGTGATTACCCACAGGCGGCTACTTATAGCAACAACCTGGTGAACCATGAGTTTGGTAATGATGACAATACCAGTGGTATACCAGTAGCTATCAACGCCTATATTGAATCGGCTGAGTTCGATATTCAAGATGGCCACAACATAGGGTTTGTGTGGCGCATCCTGCCCGACATTACGTTTAGCGGCACCAGTAGTACGAACACAAATCCAAGCGTCACCATGACGCTGATACCGATGATGAATTCTGGATCTGGCTATAACAGTCCACAGTCTCAAGGCGGTTCTAGTTCGGCGGCTGTAACCAGAACATCTACGGCGGTGATTGAGCAATTTACTGGCCAGATCTACACAAGGGTGCGTGGGCGCCAGCTAATATTTAAGGTGGAGTCAACAGACCTTGGTAGTGCATGGCAGTTAGGTGCGCCGCGTCTCGACATCAGGCCGGACGGAAAAGCTACAGGGCGTGGTGCATGAGATACCTAGACAGTCCTCAGCCTCCTAACCTGCCGTATGCACCGCAGGAATGGAATCCTACGTATCAGGAGCAGCTTAATAACGTCCTGCGTCTTTACTTCAATCGCCTATCAAACGTAACCAAGAACTTGCTGGGTCCAGAAGGCGGGCAGTTTATTAACATGCCCTTTGGTTCTTTTTACGATACAACTGACCAGACTGCTGCATCAACAACCACGGCTTATGCGGTCACAGTAAACACAACGGCATTGTCAAATAATGTGTCTTTGGTTGATAGCACTAAGATTACATTTGCCACCGATGGCGTATACAACATTCAGTTCAGCATACAGCTATCAAACAATGATAATGCGACACAGGATATTGACATTTGGTTCAAAAAGAACGGTGTTGATATTGAAAACTCCAACAGCAGGTTTGGTTTAGCCCCTAGAAAATCCGCTGGAGATCCGTATCATGTTATTGGTAGCCTGAACTTTGTGGATTCATTTGTGGCAGATGATTATGTTGAACTGTACTGGCGAACAAGCAGTACAAATGCTTATATTGAATATTATTCAGCGCCGTCTAGTCCTACCAGACCGGCTATTCCGTCAGTGATATTGACGGCAACTTTTGTTTCTTCAGTACCGGAGTAGGCTATGGATGGCGGTCAATACAACTACGATTTTGGTTATGGGCCGGATTCGGAACAAGGCCAAGGCGAGGTGTCTTCAGGTAACGAAACGGCTGGCATTGATTGGAGCACTATATTTGGTAACGCAAATTTAGGCAATCTTACAAGAGCTGTTCTTAGTGGGTCTGGTGGTGGGGCCGGCGCAGGTCTTGCCTTGGGTCTTGGTGCATTAGCGGCTGCGTTATCAAGGCAGCAAGCACCAACCATCAAAGCACCTGAATATAAGTCAGCGCCTATATATAACCGTGCATTAACTGCGCCGCTTTCACCTCCACAACCGGATCCTCAAAAATCAGCTTCAGGGCAAAACATTTACCGGCCCTTGGTAGGGATGCCATTGTTTTTTAATCCCAATCCATTTCAGTTTGACCACACAGAAGCTGCAAAACGGTATGGCCCAACACCAGAGCAAATTGCTAAGGGAAGGGCTGGGTATGAGGCAGGTCTTGCATCACTGTATAAGCCGTTAACAATCACGCCGTTTACTTATGCAAGCACTGTTACAGGGGCCACTGGAAACGATACTGTTGCGGGTGGCAATAGCACCGTGACAGGATCTACTGGAACAGACACTGTAGCAGGTGGCGCGGCAGGCGGTTCTGTTGAGGACATCATGGTTGGTTATAGTGGCGGAGGTTACAACCAAGGCGGCGATGTTTACATGGCGGCTGGTCGTTACCTTAGCGGTGGCGGTGATGGTATGTCTGACAGCATCCCTGCAACGATTAATGACAAGCAACCGGCACGTTTAGCTGACGGAGAGTTTGTAGTTCCTGCGGATGTGGTGGCTGACCTTGGTAATGGTTCATCAAATGCAGGTGCAAAGAAGCTGTACGCCATGATGAAGAAGATTCGTCAGGCCAGACATGGCACAAGCAAACAGCCGCCAGAGGTAAAGGCTGAATCGGCTATGCCAAGATGAATGAATGGGAGCGTTGCAGTGTATGGATCCAAGCGGCTTTGGATCATGCTGGCAATTTGTTTTCCCTAGAGGATGTGTTAGAAGCTATACAAATAGGTAAGGCGCAATTCTGGCCTGGCAAGGATTGTGCGTTAGTAACAGAGGTAAGGCAGTACCCGCGCAAGAAGATATGTAATGTGTGGCTTGCTGGAGGTGATCTTGAAGAGATCAAACATATCGTGACGTACATACGAATGTTTGCCAAGCAAGCAGACTGTGATGCCATCACGTTGCAAGGGCGTCCGGGCTGGCAGAAAATATACCCGCAACGATTGAAATCGGTAACTTTAATGGAAGAGGTGCCAAAATGAGTGCTGGCGGCCCGTCGCAAACAGTAACCCAAATGCCCCCGGAGTTCCAACTCCCGTACATATCTGATCTGTACCGGATGGGGCAGCAGGTTGCATATACCCCATACACGGCTTACCAAATGCCACGGTATGCTGAGACAGCGCCGTTATACCAGCAAGGTGTAGAAGCCGCTCAGCAAGTGGCACAGTCTCCAAGTCTATTGGGGCAAGTAAAGATTGGCGGCAAAGATGTAGGCGTCATGCAGGCTTACATGAATCCTTACCAGCAAGCGGTTACGGATGTCGCCAAACAGAAAGCCGTTCAAGAATACGGCTCCGGCCTACAATCTTTAAGAAGTAATGCGGCTGCTCGTGGTGCTTATGGTGGTTCACGTCAGGCGATCATGGAATCGGAACTGATGAAGAACTTAGGCACCAATCTTTCTAATATTCAAATGCAGGGTTCACAGCAGGCATTTAATCAAGCGGGTCAGTTGTACCAGCAAGACTTACAGAACCAGATGCAAAAGGCTCAGACCTTGCAGCAACTTGGATTAACTGATGAGTCACGCCGCCAGAGAGATTTGGATGCGATGTATCAAGAGTTTGAGCGTCAGCGTAATTATCCGGCGCAACAGGTGGCTCAGTATCGTGACATTATCTTTGGCCTGCCGGGATACGCTTCTCAGTCGAGCTATCAATCTTCTGGTAACCCACTAACCCAAGGGTTAGGATTAGCGCGTCTCTTGTACGGAGGCCTATAAATGTTCGCACAAGCAAATACCGGCCTTGGCGGGGATGTCAATATCCTTGAGGCCATGGAGATGTTTAAGTCAGTGCCTGATCAGGTGCTGCCTAAGTACGCACAAGATCCTAAGCTAGCGATCTTTGCCGCGGCGGAAATGGCTCGCCGTGATGACATGCGTAAGCGGTATAACCAAAGGGCGCAAAAGCCTAACAAGCCTGTAGTAGCACAGCTGGCTGAGTCCATGGCGCCAAGTATGCCCATGATGCCGCCTGGTATGAATGCTCCGCAAGAGCCACAGCCGATGCAAATGGCACCGTCGCAAATGTCGCAGCCACAAATGCAACCAGAAATGCAATTAAAAATGCAACCACCTATGCAGCAACAGATGCAGGC